GGAGAGAGACGCCAACGCCACCGAAGCGAGCTGTCATTGTCCTGTGTCCTCAGTTCAGCGGTTGACCGTTGAAGGCGGTTTGCGAGGCCGGGTAAGGCGGCGGCGGCGGGCCACCGCTCCATGCCGGGTTGGTGATGCCGGTGAAGTGCGCGCCGCTCGATGGCTTCATGCAGCACATATTCAGCGCCACCACGAGAACGCCAATCGAAGCCAACTGTCCTTGCGGGATCATCGACTCGAACCCCGTGAAATACATCTGCAAGGACGGGTGCATGAACATCGCGAGATAGCGCGAGTTTATCATGTACATTTCGCCGACCGGGCAGAACATGTCGGCGAACACCGGCACGTCGAGCACCCGCAGCGCGCGGAAGCCGGAGTTCACGAAGTCACCACGCCCATACTTGCTCTTGGGGTCGGTGTTGTAGAGTTCCGACGATATGAAGTCGGCCATCAAGGCGGCCCAGTTCACCGGGTTCATCACGATGAAGTCCGGCGCCTCGCCGCCCGAACCGGTCTGCACCTTGACGATGGCTTCCGCCACGCCCAGTCGGTTCGCGATGGTCGCGCTGTTCGGGTAATACTGGCCCTGCCAGTAAGAGTTGGCGCCGGTGCGGTTGATGCCGCCATAGGTCGGGGCATTCGTGCCGTTGTCGTAGGCGCCCACCAGTGAGTCGAGCGCGAGGTTGCCCGGCGGAGAGTTGTTCGGCACGTAGGAATACAGCGACGTGGCGAGCGACTGCTTCATCACCACGGCGGCGTCCGAGGTCACGGCCCGCAGCTTGGGGATAACCACTTCGGACGACTGGATGATGCTTTCAAACCCGAAGAAGCCGATCGGCACCATGCCGGCTTTGAGGTTGAACTGTGCTTGGTTGAGAGCGACCTGATCTTGCGGGATTTGGAAGTCGCCTGCGAACCCGCCCCACTGGAACGAAACGAAGCTCGAACCCTGCACCGGGAAGGTGATCTGCCCAACACCACCCATCGCAGCCTGCGTGTTGGCCAGCAACAGCGACAGCAACGGGTGCGCCTGATAGACCTGCACGAAGACGGTCGGGATGATGGCCCGGCGCGTGATGTAGGATAGTTGCTGGCCGGTAAGACCGCCAGGAACGAGGCCGCCACTGGAGGGGCCGGTGAATTGGGTGATTGTCCCTGACACTTACCCGATCTCCTTACTGCTGGCCGAGGCGCAGGAACTCGGGGTCCCTGACGATGTTGCGGAGTTCCTGCGTCTGCCAGCCGGTGGGATTCTCTCGCAGACCGTCCCACGCCTTGTTCTGCGCGTCGGTGATCCCGCCATACACGTCCACCTGGGACGGCAGGTAGTCGTGACCCGACGCCGGCAGCGGCTTCGGGATGGACTCGGCGACGAAGGCTGCTGCCGATTCGACATCAGGGTTGTTCTGGTCGCGCATCCGCGCCAGCACCTTGTCCATCGTCTCCTGGGAGAAGCCGCGCTTCGTCTGGATGGCGAGCACTCGCTGTTCGAGGGCCGCCTGTTCGGCGGCGGCAGCGGCAGCGGATTCCTTTTCTTCACGGGCGGCCCATTTCGCCTCAATCGCGGCAGCGCGGGCGTTGGCGGCTTCAATCTGCGCCGCCGTTTCCGTCCGAACCTGGGTGACCATTTCGTTCACCGGAGCCAACAGCGCCTCACGCGATGCCCGGTTCGGGAACACTGCGTTTGGGTTGACCTTCTTGATGATTTCCTCGGCCTGCGGTGCCACGGATGGGTCACCCAGCATCCTATCCACCAAGCCAGCCGCGCGCTGCATGAGGTCGGCCTGCTCGCGCGACATCGTAACGAAGTTCGGATCGTGGGCGGTCAGCGCTTCCGACATGAGGATCAGCCCGCCTTCTTCACGCCGCTACCGACATGCTCGATGCCGGGCGGACGCTCGCCGATCATCGTGCCGGTCGGCATGGAGGTCGGGTTGGCGCCGATGTCCATGTGAGGGAACGGAACCCGCCTCATTAGCGGGTCATTCTCCACGATCGACTTGACGTAGGGAGCGAAAGGGCCGGGAGCGGCGAGGTCGTTTGCCATTGGTGATTCTCCTGTCAGGCTGCCAGAGTGGCGACTGCCGTCGCGCCGGTGCCACCACCACCTTCGAAGGTGACTGTCGGCGCCACGTCGTATTTGCCGGGCTTCTTCACAGCTATGCTGGTGACGACGCCGTTGGTGAGAGTCGCAACGGCCTCGGCGCCTGCCGGCTCGAACACGACGTTCGGGACGGAGGCGTAGTTCACGCCGCCGTTCACAACGGCAACCTGCACGACACCGACCTTCTTCCAGTCGCCATCGAGAAACAGTGCATACGCCTTCGCTCGCGTAACCACCTGATCGGGTGTCTCTCCGGGGTGGTTGGTCTCGGCATACCTGAGGGCAACCGAAAGATTGTCCGTAGCCGGTGCTGGCGCGTCGCTCATCGGTATCCTCCTTATGCAGCCAACGCAGCCGGCGATGGTGCCGATGCGATGGCTGGCGGTTGAGGCGAGGGTTGGCCGGGGGCTGCGCCCCCTTGATGCAAAGCGGCCAACTGCGGATTCTGCTTCATCTGCTGGATGGCCTGGAGCATCGTTTGGATGGTGCTTTGGGCGTCTTCCTTGACCTCGCCGATGTGCTTGCTCAGCTTCGTGGCGATGTCCGACGTTGCCGTGTAGAGCGGCGTGCCGATCGGTATCTGGTGCATGGCGTCATTGATAAGCTGAAGCGCGCCGTGCAGCTTCTCGATTGCACCCTTGATGTTGCCCGGATTCGACTGTGGGATCGTGACGCCGCCTAGATTGGCTGGGGGCGCGGTCATGCCGGGCGGAAGCCCGCCCCCTGGCACCCCTTGCGGCATCGGTCCCAAACTTCCGGACACCTAACCTCCTTCAAAAGCGACTGGCCCGCGCCGCATCACGCAAGCGCGGGCCGGTTTGATTCAGCGCCGCTTACCGTGGCGCTTCATGCGATTGCGCAGGTCCATCGGATTACCGGCGCTTGCCGTGGCGCTTGCCACGAAAACGGACGTCCATGAGCGAGACTCCTGTCGTTTGATGCCCGCGAACCAGACAGCGGGGACCGGCGATGGCCGGACGAACGCTAGGTTAAGAGCATACTTTAAGATCGTCAACTACATCATTGGTAAAGCTTGGTTATTTTATCTACTGGACTAATTCGGGCAAGATACGTATAAGCCATGTATGGATAAGATGACGGAACGGGTGGAGATTCAGTTCACTCCGCGCCAGATGGCAGGTTGCAAGGCATCTGCGGAAAAGCGCGGTCTGAAACTTGCGGCTTGGATTCGCATGGTGGCGCTTCACGCCGCCGATGGTGCTGGGTCTGGCTCTAATGACTTGCCTATGGACACGACGAGACAGAGATGAGTGATTCGCTTGGCGACCGCATGAAGGACTACGAAGCGCGTGAGGCTGGACGGCGCTTCCTACCGATGCTGCCGGTCTATGCTAGGATCGACGGCCGGAATTTCTCCGCCTTCACGCGCGGCATGGATCGCCCTTACGATCTCGCCATGACCGAGGCCATGATCCGCACCACAGAGGCGCTGGTTGAGGAAACGCATGCCCGTATCGGCTACACGCAGAGCGACGAAATATCATTGGTCTGGCAGGCCGAGCGGTCGGATAGCTCGATCTTCTTCGACCATCGCATTGCCAAGATGACCAGCGTGCTGGCGTCATTCGCTACAGCGGCCTTCATCCACGCCTTGCGTTGGGAAGGCTCATACGCCGGGCGGATCGACAATCTGCCCCACTTCGATTGTCGCGTGTTTCAGCTACCGAACCGTTCCGAAGCCGCCAATGTATTCCTATGGCGCGAGCAAGACGCAACCAAGAACGCAATCAGCATGGCGGCGCGGTCGGTTTATTCGCACAAAGCGCTGGACCACAAGAACGGTGCCGAAATGCAGGAGATGCTTTTCGCCAAAGGCATAAACTTCAACGACTACCCGAACCACTTCAAACGCGGGACGTTTGTGCGCCGAACCACGATCCGGCGCGCATTTACTGATGTTGAACTGGCCCGTATTCCCGAGGCTCATCGACCCGAGACTGGCACAATGGTGGATAGGTCGGAGACGGTCAGACTGGATTTTCCGCGCTTTGGCAGCGTGACAAACCGGGAGGCTGTGATATTCGACGGGGCCGATCCAGACGTGGCGGGTTAGCACAACGGTAGTGCAGCGGATTTTGGTTCCGCGTATCGTGGGTTCGACTCCCCGGCCCGCTGCCACTTTAGTGATGTTTGCCGCCATGCTGAGGTTTGAACGCCAATTCCGGATGTTCCTTCACCAACTCGGCTTGAGTGATATCGCGACGTTCAGCATCCTCTATCAGAGCATCCTTATTCGGGGGATCAACAGCTTCAATCAACCGCGTCTGCGACATCGCCCCAACCTTGTTGAGCGCAAACGCCAACTGCCGCGCTTCCTCGGAGAACGCCGGGCTGGACGAATGTCCATCTACCGCCACGCGAGCCTTGTTCGATAGATGCCTAAACTGGAAGCTCACCGGCTTCATGCCCTTCACGGGCGGCTCAAGCGTCGGGTCTGGGTGTTCATCAATCTCCCCCGACTCGATGCCAGGTGGCAGCCACGCCGTCAGCGTCTCCGTGGACTTAGCTTGCAGCAGAGACAGGCTGATACCGCCGACGTTTGCCACCGAACGCTCGATCTTCAAGGCCGGGTCCTTGTGCCGGGCCGCACCAGTGCGCAACAGCGTCTCCGCATGGCCCTGAGACCTCACAGAGCCCTCGCCCTGGCCCTGCGTGATGTTCGGGGTGCCGGCGATAGTGTCGAACATCTGGTTCAACTGCGTGAAGTCGCGCCATATGTCCCCAGGCACGTCCTTCACGATGTCCTGTATCTTCGCGGTCGGCGATCCATCCGTGAAGTAGCCACCGGGGCGGTTCAGCTTAGCATAGGCGTTCTGGTTGACCGTGGTTGACCCCGACATGAACCGTGGTGGGTCCTCCTGCTTACGGAGCATGATGTTGATGCCGTCAATCCTCTTGTTGATGGACCGTTGCAAGAGTGCTACGAGATAAACGTAGCTGATACCCCAGAAATATCCCTCCAAAGGCAGAGGACAGAACTCGACAAATCCATGCTTTCCAGCAAGCGGATTCTTGTCATCGCGAGTTTTCATCGCGTTCTGGCTGGAAAACGCATTGAACAGTTCATGGCCGCCGAAGATCAACTGATCCCCGACAAGCGTCAGTGTCGCCCAATCGTCCTGATCGTCGTTCCAAACCCACAATTCGTCCATCGGCACGAGAGATTCGACAACCCCAGCCTCCATCGCAGCCTGCGGCGCAAACAGGTGAGTGACCATGCCACCGCTTGTTTGCGCAGGCGACCCTGACGTGGTGTAAGGAAACAAACCGCCAACAATAACCTGTTTCAGAACGTTGTTATGGTCCTCACCTTCTCTGGCCCTGACAGCAAGGTTGTCAACCGTCTTCATAATTTCTATCTGCCGATTGATCGGAAGGCCGCTGATGATCTGCGCGAATCGCGAGCGTGTTGGGAAACTCGTGTGAACGAAGGCTTCTTGCTGTTCAAGCGAGGCGATCGATTCGTTGAAAACACCGAAACTCTCAGGCTGAAGCAGATACGGCTCTAGGCCATTGCGAGACCATACCATCTGCATGATGGTCTTGCCCTTAATCAGCGCCCACAGAGTCGCCGATGAACAAGCCTCGTCAACCTCCGCCTCGGTGATGTACTGATGTAAGCCGCTGGCGGCAGCCATTCCTTTGGCTCGTTCAGCCGGCGACACTTGTCCGAAATAATCTATCGTGAAACGGAGATCGGCGGGGGAAAACAGAAACGCGGTGATGTCGCGAATCATGTCCTGGGTGCGGAGGAATGTCTGCGGCACGCCATTTTCATCGCCGGTCAAAAACAGATTCCGGAACGACAGTCCGCGCTGCACACGCTCAGACCGGCTATTGGTGCAAGCTCGCACCAACCTCGCGGCCCATCGCGCCCTATCCTTGACCTTAGACGGTATCTTCATGCCGCATGGTTACCACGCAGCGTGAGGTATCTGCAATAACCTGCTGATTCTGGACTACTTCGGGTTGAATGATCCGATAACGCGGTGCTCCGGCACGGGCGACGATCCAGGCGCCTTCGAGGTAAGGATCGGGGCGACGCCGGGCGAGGTGGCGGCGCTGAAGTTCTGTCCCATCACCGGTGAACCGGCTTGGGCGGAGATGGCGCGCTCACCGTAAATGGGTGACAGGTCGGCCCGCACGGTGCGTGTCTTCTGCTTCTGACCACCACCCCAAAATGAGTCGGCTTGTTTTTGCAAGTGAGACGGAAGCGGCGGCGCAGACGATTCCCCCGGCCTGCGGTGATCGAGGATGTTGGTGACACCTTGATCCTCGGCGACGAATTTCAGCGCGGTGTCGAACGCCGTGGCGTGGACGCTGGGCGTCATCGGGAACTTACCGGCCGCAACGTCAAGTCCCAGGTCTGGGACGTGCGACTCCTTGGCCTTACCGCCGCACGCCTTGCGTGGGCAGCGTGGCGTCTTCACCTTGGCAGGGTCGGACGTGAGGCGATCGACGTGAAATCGAGTGGCGCACTGTCGGCACCTGAAGTAGTGGCGATAGCGCGGGCGATCGTCTTCACTCATGCCATGATCGCTCCCGGTGCCACGCGCCCCGTCGCCACACGCCAAGCCACTGGCTCATCCTTAATCGGCTGCCGGTTCATCGGGTCTGACCAGAACCCGTGAGGCACCCAGCGCCAGCCGTTATGCCGCGAGGTTTGGCGCCACATCATGTTGAAGACGCGGCCGGAGATGTCAATCCCCTCCTGTATGGACCCGTCGCGCATGGCGTCCGGCATGAAGTGCCACGGGTTTTCCGGGTCGTGCGTAGCGGTCAGGACGGCGGCGACGGCCGGCGAGACTTCGGGCTCTTGTGGCGCATCTGTGGCTGTCTGGGCGTCCTGTAGAGGCTCCGGCGCGGCCTGCATGATGGCAACCACTTCGGGATCGGCCATGACGGACCGAGGCGGCGGTATGACTGGCTCTGGCGCCGGCAGCCTGACATGCTCCCCGCCCTGAAGGGCGGGGGTTCTGGTGGGCTTCATGCGGCCCTCCGGATGCTTCCTGCGTCCTCGGGCCGCCAAACGCGGTGCCCCTCAGCAGGCTTCAAGGACTTATCCAGCCCCCGTTGTAGGATATTGATCGCCGCGTTGGTGTCGGCATTGGCCTCATGGCCGCAGCCCGTGCAGACGAACCGCGCCTGATCCTGTCGGCTTGCCGCATCCACCACGCCGCACGCGGCGCATGTCTGGCTGGTGTAGGCGGCTGGCACTTCGATCAGCTTGCCGCCACGATCCGCCAGCTTGTAGGCCAGCATGATCCGGAACGCACCCAAGCCTTGATCGAGGATGGCGCGATTCAGCCCGGCTTTCTGGCGGACCTTCTTGCCCGGCTCGGCTGCGGTGCCCTTCGCGGATGCGGACATGTTCCGCACCTTCAGCGCCTCCAAGACGACCGTGCCGTGGTTATTGGCGATGGCCGTGGTTTGCTCATGGAGGAAATTCTTGCGGGCGTTTGCGACCCGCATCTGTATCTTCGCCACGCGGCGGATGGCCTTGCGTCTGTTGGCCGATCCCCGTTTCTTGCGGCTCAGGTTCCGTTGTGCCTTCCGCAGCGCCTTGAGCGCCTTCTTGCCGTGGTTGGCCGGCGCGACGTTGGTGCCGTCGCTCAGGGCCGCGAACACCGCCACGCCCCGGTCGATACCGACTGCCGGCAGGATGGACGGGATCGGCTCGGCCACCTCGCGCTGCCACTGGACCGAGACATGCCATTGCCCGGCGCGGCGTGAGACGGTCGCGTTGCAGATGGTGCCGGGGATGGCATACCAGCCGCGAAGCCGAATCCACCCCAGTTTCGGCAGCTTGATCCGCCCGGACGATTTGCCCGTGCGCTCGACCTTGATCGAAACCGGATCGGGAAACCGAAAGCTGTCGTTCAAGCCTTTCTTGCGTGACGTCGGATAGTCCGCTCGTCCCGCCCACCAGTTCTGATAGGCGCGATCGAGGTCTTTGAGTGCTTGTTGCAGCGTATGGACGGGTGCAGCTTTGAGCCAATCCACCTCGGCCCGAAGCATCGTGACTTCGCGGCACTGGCTGGCAAAGTTGAACGTCCGTCCCGGCTTCCACCAGTCGCGCCGCTGCTCCAACGCCAGATTGAACACGAAGCGGCACGAACCCGCGATCTGCGCCATTTGCTGCTCTTGCTCGGGCGTCGGGTAGAGCCGGTATGTGTTGGCCTTGCGGATAACCATAGCCCATATTATAGTTGGTCTATGGCAGATGACAATAGCTACCGAAGCGGAAGGCATTGCATTTTTGCGATGCACGTCCATTTGGTCTTCGTCGCAAAATATCGCAGGCGCGTGTTCACGGAGGCATCGCTTGCCGATCTCCGCGCGATCTTTACCAGCGTGTGCGAGGATTTCGAGGCTGAACTGATCGAGATGGATGGAGAGGACGATCATGTCCATTTGCTGGTGAATTACCCGCCCAAGGTCGCGGTGTCGGTGCTGGTGAACAGCCTCAAGGGCGTGTCCAGCCGACGCCTTCGGCAGATGCGCCCCGAACTGGTGCGGCGGTATTGGAAGGGAGTCCTTTGGTCCCCGTCCTACTTCGCTGCATCCTGTGGCGGAGCGCCGATCAGCATCATCCGCCAATACATCGAACAGCAGCGAACGCCCGAATAGCCCATGTCGGCGCAGACGCGCCTCTAACGCCCTTACCTCGGCCTGAACGCCGAGGCTTGCGGGCTTACAGATGGTCATCCTAGCCTGCGACTCCACCCGGCGCGGCTCGTCGTGTTGCTGGTTACGCGGCGACTTCATTGCGTTCCCTCCAAGCGGAGACCACAGCGGCGGCGGGGGCGTGGCGGTTTCACGACACCTTCTCCGGTCTGGAAGCATCAAGCCATGCCTTGCGTAGTTTCATGGCGTCTATGAAGCGATGGATATATGCTTGAGCTTGTTCTTGGGACATGTTGTCGAGAGTCCCTCCTCTAAACTCTCCAGTTTTAGCGAGAGAATCAATAGCCTCGTCGAGTACCTGATTCGTAAACTCTGGCGAAAATGACGGTTCACGTTGCTGCTCGTCCATTCTTATCCCTCCACTTTTCCACCACCGCTATAGCCTCCCCGACCGTCTCCGGCAGAGGTTCATCGGACACTACGTAGACCAGTTCCGGCTCGTCCGCCACCTGTATGAACGCCAGCCTCAAGTCAGGGTGCGACAGATAGCGCGTCGTCATGTGGCTTGTCGGGCGCGGCCAGTTCGGCTTGATGTCAGACGATTCTAGGCGCTCCACGCTCATAGCTCAAAGGCCCCTTTGCTCGAAGAACGTACGTGGAGGCGGAAGGTCGGCCATCTCGTCAGCCGCCCTCAAGATCGAAAACACGCGCCTGTTCAACTGGTCAGCCAAGGGTGAAATCTCCCCCGATTCCTTCTTCCTCGCTCCATCCCACGTTAAGCCTTGCGAAATCAAGCCCGATCGCAGGTTCTCCACCCAGGTCCAGTTGGCAAGGGCCATGCCGAACGTTCGATCGTCACGTTGCCGGCCAGGAGCAGAGGCGCCGATGTCGCCCCGTGTCTGCACGACGTTCGCCATTTCATCAAGTAGAGGGATGGACCGGACTTCGATTAGATTGGTTACCCACGAGTCGCGCAGAATGTTCATCATGCGGAACTTTAGGTCAACGCCTAGTTTTGTGTTGTAGGCAAACCCAGGACCCGGCGAGTCTATCCGGCGATACAGGTGCCAGTTCGCTGCCGGCAGAAAGTCGTCAAGTTCCCACTTCGGACCTTGGTTGTGACCGATTGACGGTAGCTTGCCTTCAGCCTCACGGCGAGAGCGGTTCTCCGCCATCTCCTTCTCTGCCAACTTGCGGATTTCGTCTTGATACATCTCGGAACGCATACGGACGCGCAGATCGTCAAACGCCTGCATCACCGCGGCGCCGATACCGCCAGTGAGGTCGATATTGATCCGGCAGTTCTGGTATTGCCCCGCCATGTAGGCGGTTACCCATGCGCAATGGCGGGTCTCGGGGATGGAGTCGGCCCACTCGGCGACTTGCACCAGTTTGTCGGCGAAAACACGCCACACGGACACGCAGTGATTGTTGCTGTCTTCGCTCCGCCCCCCGGCAGGGTCCACGCCAATTACGTAGATGCCTTCCGGATGAGGCTTCTCCCACACACGCAACTTGATCTGATCGGCTGGTATTGCGTAATCGACTTCCTCCACTCGGCAGAGGTGGAACTCGTCGGCAAGGTAGAACTGATATACCTTGTAGCCAAACCCGCCATTTTCTACGCTGGGGTCTATTTCCTTGCCTTCGGCCTCCTGCCTCTTGGCAAGTTCATCGTTGGCATCGATAATGAACTGGCGGCGCTGCGCGAGCAGGCGGTTTTGGAAGAAGGAGACGCCAGACTGAACAAA